TTATTGCGGAGCCACGGCCAGCAGCTGGGCCTTTTGCGGCCAGACAGTGATGTTCTCGAAGTCCGAATAAGTGCCCTGAATCGTGTCCGTGTCGTCGAACGACCACCCGTAATCCTGGCGGCCCTTCGGGAAGGTGCCGGGGTTGGACGCCAGCGTGTACCGCACCTTGTTCCCGATAATCTGGGGGGTGCCAGTCATCGGAAGAGTGCTGGTGAAGTTGTCGATCGAGAACTGCCAGCCGCACTTGGCGTTGCCCAGGGGCGGCGTCGGCACCGTGCCAGTGGCCAGTGTGATCGGTCCGGTCAGGCCCGTCGCACCGTTAAGGTCGTACACCACGTCGACGTAGGTTGCATTCCACTCGATCCGCTGAACCTTCGGCCCCATGCCATCGTGGACGTTCGCGCCGAAGGCGTTCTTTGCCACCGACCATGCGTCACGTCCGCCCATTTTCGCATAGGTGGCGCCAGAGTAGTGGTAGGCGTCGCCGCCGTGCGGGCACCCAGTCTTGGAGCTCGCCCAGAAGACGTTCGGCTCCTTGGCGATGATGTCCCGGTACTGCGCGTGCAGCATGTCTCGCTGGGCGTCGATGGTCGCGGCCGCGTACCCGTTCGGGGCGCTCGAACTCGCGAAGCGTCCGACCGGGCGGATAAACACCTTGAGGTTTGGGTTGCCCGTGGCGTCGCGCATGCCGGGAAGCAGCACGGTGCGGAAATAATCGCTGTAATTGGTCGGGTAGGAGGCCCCGTCTGCGTTAGCCTCTCCCTGGTCCCAGGTCGCGAACTCCACGATGCCCCGCGTTGCCGCCACACCATCGAGGAACGTCTGCCAGCCTGCACCACCCGGAGAAAGATAGGCAAGGTCCGTTGCGCCCACGCCGCGCGTGTCGAAAACTACAGGCTCTCCGAGGATAGTGGATAGCTGCGAGGCAAAACCGTAGGTGCCCGGGTAGTTGTAGGGTCGGGTTGTGGAAGCGAACTGGCCGTCTGGGATGCCGTTTATCATGGGCGTCCGTGCCGCAGCCGCGTTGACAAAGACCGTGGGTGTATAGGTCTGTTCGGTTTGGCCGGTACTGTTGCTCTGCCCGTGCCCAAGGCCGCGTCGGCCGCAGCGCATCGCCATGGACTGCGTGGTGTGCAGGAGACCGTCGGAGCCGATGTAGCCGTGCTCGACCGAGTATGGTCCGCCCTTGGGCACCGACACCGTGCTGGCGAACGGCGCAGCGACGCCAGCGACAGTGGGGAGCCCCGCCGCGCCCCCAGCTGTGTTCGGCGTCATGTCACGCCAGTCTTGCACGAGCGCACCCGTGAAATAGTCGCGGACCTTGTAAATCCAGCGGACGGGCGTTCCGGTATAGACCCCCTTGATGTCGCCGGTGCCGACCGATCCCATCGAGACGTCGGTGCCGAAGGCGTCGAGCGAGAAGGTGCAAGCGATGTCGAGCGGGGTGACACCGAAATACCCCGCCTGCGCCCACCGCCGGGTCTGCGCGTTGATTCCGGTGTAGCCCGAGCGGTTGCCTGCCGGGATTACACCCGTGAGGTCTGCGATTTCGTATGGGTACGCATTGCGCGGCCCCTTGACCAACCACTTGCCGTCGACCTTTAGGCGCGCAATGCCGTTCCGCATCTCGACCTGGAGGTCGCCCTTCTTGCTGGCGTTGAATGTCACGCCGTTCCAGTAGCTCTGGGACTGCTCGGTGCCCCCGATCTTTGCACCAATGGTGATACGTCCACCGGCGGTCGCCGGGTCGAACGCGATCCATCCGTAGTTGCTTTCGTCCGTCTGCCAGAAGCGGTATTGCTGGAGCGAGGAAGACCACACGGTCGTGTCGGATCCATTGAAACTCGACGGGTATGTGCCCGAGAAGTCGTACCCGAGGTTCAGGATGAAGTCGGTCATCTGCGTTCCGAGGATCGCCGACGTCGCACCAGAGAAGTTGGTGTTCATGTAGACGAAACCGTCCGCCACGCTCCACTTGGTGAGGCTCCCGGCCGCCGTGCCGTTCTCGTTCCAATTGGGGCGCGTCGAGAGCAAAGCGTTCGAGCCCTCGAAGTCGTCGGAAAACGCCATATACCGGGCGGGGGCAACGATCGTTGTATTTGCCGCGATCGTGATTGCTCCGCTCGTCGTCCGCGACGCCCCGCCTCCGGTAGGGGTCTCGACGATATCGATAAGACCAGGCGTCGTGGGTGTGCCGTTGATGACCGCGCCATTGACCGACATGGCGGCCGCGCCAGCGCCAGCGAGCGTGACGATGGTGTTCGGGCTTAGACCACTGATAATCGAACTGAGTGACGTACCAACCTTGCCCGAGGTGACCGACACGGTGAGCGCCTTCAAGGCGTCGTCGTTCAGGATGGTGCCAAGTGACGAAGCAGCGACACGGTAGAGTCGAACGGCGAAGTTCTCGTTCGGCTCGATCGTCGCGTCGCTGGCGACCGCGACGCTTGCGTTCACCGTGGTGCTACCCGCAGGAATAGTGACGAGAAAGCGAGGGAAGGCGCCGCCAACAAAATCGGTCGCATCCGCCGGATTTGAGCCAGTCGGGGCTACGACGACCTCATAGGAAATGTCGCTCGACCACGGCTTGTCGAGATTGACGGGATACACGAATGAAGTGGTGCCGCTATTGCCTTCGTTCTGGGACAGCGTAGCGACGCCGAAGGATGCAAGCGGAGGAATGGCCGCAACCTTGGCCTTCAGCGCTGTGATTGACGCCAACGCGTCGTTGAGCGTTTCGATCGCGTCAACCGGGTCAGTCGAGGAATTGAACGAGCTAAGAATTGTCATTTGAACACCTTTCGGTTGGGGATTTTATCCTCGGGCGAACATGCCCGTGCTGAAGAAGGGGGCGCTGAAGAACGGCCGGGCGAGATCTCCCTCGATCGCCGAGATCCAGTTCTGGAGCTTCATCAGCGCCGCGTAGACGGTGTCTCCCGTCGCGGTGTTCGCACCGGAGCCGTAGTCGACCCGGTACTGCGTGAAGCGGAATCCCAGCGCTAAGAGCCGCTGCTCGACGTCGAGCAGATCGGGCGAGAAGCTTGAGTTGTTGGCGTAAACCTGCGTCGAGTTTGCGTAGGTGTTGCTCGGCGTAGGGGCGGGCACGGCCACCGTGATCGGGTCGGACGTGATCGAGATCGTCGATCCGTCCGCGCCTTGTCCGGTGAGCCTGCGTGTCAGAGATCCCGAATTGCCAGCCCCAGGCACAATGGTCGTTCCGGTCCCGATGACCGCTGTTCCAAGCAGCCAGGCACGCGCCGTGATTGTGCCGTTCACGATGGTCGGGTCGGTCGCGGTGAACGTTGCCGAAGTATCGCCGCTGTTCGGGGAAATCGTCGGCTTGCCGGAGAACGTTGGGGCTGGAACCGCAGACACCGTGACGGCCGTCGAGGAAATCGTGATCGTCGATCCGTCGGCCCCCTGGGCGGTGATCTTGCGGGTGAGGCTTCCGGTATTGCCAGCGCCAGGAACGATCGTCGTCCCGATACCGAGGACCGTGGTTCCAAGCAGCCACTGGCGAAGTATGATGGTGCCGTTGTTGACCGTCGGATCGGTTGCGGTGAAGGTTGAGGCCGTCGTGCCGCTTGTCGGCGAGACAGAGGGGTTGCCTGAGAACGCAGGCGCCGGGAGCGCTGCGACAGTGACTGCTGCCGACCTTACCGTGGTGACCCCGCCAGTGCCCAGCGCCGAGACCTCGAGGATAAGCGCGCCGCTCGTCGAGGCTTTGACCGTGGGGCCGGTCCCCATGAGGTTGCCGGAGAGAAGCCACCGTCGCCCGGTGACGATGCCGTCGTCGACAATTCCGTCGTCTGCGATGAACGTTGTCGCAGTCGTGCCGCTTGATGGAGAGATCGAAGGGGCAACAGTGAAGGTTGGTGGCGGCGCGATCGCGCCGATCGGGATGACGACAGCGTCCGTGAGAGGGAAGTTGGAGCCGTCCGCAGTGAGGACGAGCGTCTGCGATAGCGGAGCGAGAGCCACAGCGTTCTCCTAGTTGGGCCGGACGGGCGCGACGGTCAGCGTCACGACGCGCATTTCGCCGACCCGGGGTGCGGCACTGTTGGCGTCGAGGTGGCGCTCGGTGATCGCGAGGACCGAGACGAGCTTGCCGTCGACGAGGCCTTGGACGTTCAACGGGGGGTAGGGCTTTGCCGAGGCAAAGAACGACACCTCCTGCACTTCCCCGCGATCGCGGACGCCGACCTCGCCTTGGTAGAAGGTGAACGTCCCTCGGACGCGTTTGCCGTTATGAACGGCACCGCCGAGAACGGCTTCTGTGGCTTCTTCGGTCATTTGTTTGCCACCCGAATGCCGACCGTGATCTGGTCCTGTTGCTGAAAATTGGTGGTGAAGCTGATCTCCACGCCCAGGACGATGCCGGTGCCGTTGAAGATCGAGCTGCCCCTCATGGCGGTCGCGATCTCGACCCAGAAGGCGAACGTCAGTCCGGCGTAGCGAGGAGTGAAGTCGCCGTCGGTCAGCACCACCAAACCGGCCGCCGTTGCGTCGGCGTTGGGCGTGACGGTGAACGAGGTCACTTCCTCGCCTGGCTGCAGGATGTCGCGCACCGCGTCGCCGCGGGTCAGCGTCGGGTAGAACCCACGGCGCGGCATGTTCGGATCGATGCGCCGGGGGAATGTCTTGATATCGAGTGGATTGGCCACGGGCATCCTTCCTGAGTTGGAGGCAGATCAGAAGATGCCGAGCACCTTGGGGCGGGCTTTGTGCTGCGCCGCCGCTGCGCGCGATTCACAGCGCGAAACGATGTCGATGGTGTCAACAGTCCGGCCGTTCGCCTTATCCAGCTGAGCCGTTTGGAGATCCCCGAACCCGACCCAGTCGGCCATTTCCGCGGCGTATGGGGGGAGGGGCGCGCCGGCGACGGGCTTGCGCCAGCTGTCCGGGAGAAGTCCGGCGCAATCGGTTGGACTGGCGACGATGACGCTGGCGGCGCAGCTACTGAGGCTGAGCGCAGCGAGGATCACCTTGGTAGGCCGCGCGGCGACATAGTGCGCTAATGCCAGCACCTGAAACAGCCGCCGGGACGACAACGGTCGCGCCCTCGGCGTTGCGGATGGCGGCGTCGTTTTCTCGCGAGATAGCATCTGACTGTTCCTCTGCCTGGGCACGATTGCCAACCGTATTGACGGCGTCGGCGCCGCTCTCTGCCGCCGCCCCGGCTTGGCCGATCGCGAGGGTGGTTTCGGTCTCGGCGGTCCTGGCCGTGCCGCAGGACCGGATTGAGACGACGGTCGCGATCAAGGCGATGAGCCCGATCGCGAACACGAGCGTCGCGGCGCTGCGGCCGAGCCAGGAGCGGATCCCCGTCATGCGACGCCCCCCTTGATGTCAGCAGCTGCGTCCGCGGCCGCGCCGGCGACCTCGTCGGCTGCTTGCGCGGCATCGTTGCCGGTCCTGATCTTGAAGCCCCAGCCTTGCGCGTCGATGCCCGCTTTCAGGTCGCGGGTGACGATGACGAGGAACGCGATCGCGACGACCGCCAGCAGCCCGACCGCCGTCCAACCGAGCCACTTGATCAGTTCCATCTCGATCGACGTGCAATCGTTGATCGAACTGGTCGCGAGCTTCGTGTCGGCCACTCGGACGCTGCACCACTTCACCGGATCGGACAGGATCCAGATCAGCCAGGCGAGGAAGCCGAGCAGCACCGGCAGCCCGACGATGATTGCGATCGACGTCCACGACACGCGGCGGTTCGAGAACACGCTCATTGGGCGGCCAGCGCGCGCGCGACGTCGGCGCGAATGTCGACCCGCTTCGGCTTGCCGGGCAGGTAGCTGGGCTTGCGAACCGGGTAGACGTTGACCAGCCCGTCGAGGTGCTTCCACTTCCCGTCGAAGAACAGGGCGGCCTCGTCCATCCGGCGCTCCTTGAGGTCGCCGCCGTTGAGGTAATGCGTTTCGAGGAACTTGCGGGCCTCGGCCACCTTTCCGGCGAGGTACAGCCGCACCCATTCCGTGCCGCCGATCGCACCGGTATTGTAATGGAACGACAGAGCTGCGGCGAACTGCGCCTCGGTCAGCGTCCGTCCCTTAAACGCTGCAAGCACCTCGGGCCCGTACTTGGTCTGAACGAGCCAGATGAAGATCTGCATGACGCGCTCGATCGTCGCGGGCTTGTCCTTGTACCGATCAACGAGGTGGCCCGATGCGTTGGTGACGCCAATGCCCCAGGTGCCCACAGGCGGCGTCGCACTGTCGAGGTACCACTCGAGCACGAGGCCCTCGGCGCCGGCGACCTCGCAGGCGACGCGTACGGTGATGTTGCCGTTGATCGTCATGATCTCGGTCCTTTCAAAAGGTGGGGTTCGTCGCGGCGATCTTGGCGGCTGACACCGCACCCTTTTCGAGGGCTTCGGCGTGCATCTGTTCAGCTTCCATCGTCTCGATATCGGCGAGGATCGCGACCAGCATTTCGGGCGGGTTCGGCAGGCGCTTGAGCAACATAACGAGCGCGCGGAACCGCATCTTGACGTTGTTCAACTCGTGCCGCGCCGTGCGCTGCGCGACGTCGTAGTCGGCCGCCAGCTTCTCGAGCTTCGCCTCGTAGTGCGAGCGGGTATCTTCGAGCCGGGTCTCAAGCTTCTCAACACGCGCGATCAGGTCGTCGCGGAGCTTCTCTTCTGCGGACCGTTCGATCTCCCGCATCTTCGGCCTATTCCGGACCCACGCCGCGAGCACTCCGCTTCCGAGAGCGAGATTGATGAGGGCGAAGATCGCACCCCAGCCGAACGGGAGTCCCGCCAGATAGTTGGGCATCCGATCACCGATCATGACGTTGGAAGGAAAGGGTGACCGCGCCCATCGCGATCGCCAGCAGAATGGCGGTGATGTGGCTTGTCTCGAACGACACGCGGGCAATGAACGTGACCCGGTTGACCGCCAGCATGAAGACCAGACCCCAGATCGGGTCGAGGTAGCGTCCGCGTCTCCGTAGGATCCGCCAGACGGCTGGCGACAGGCAAGCCAGGCAGAACAGCCACGCGCAAAGGGCTGCGCCGCGAAGCGCATCAGCAAGCAACATCACAGTAGCTCCTGTTATTTGGGGGCCATGCCCAGGAAGGCGGCTTCGATCGCGCGGGCGCAGTGCCCCGGCGCGGAACCGAGCAGCATGAACAGGTGATCGATCGCCCAGGCGCAGGGCTTGCCCCACCATGCGCCCGCCATCGCCGCGCGGCCGACGCGCGAACTGATCGTCTCGTCAGCCGAAGGGCAGGTGCCGCCGAAGATCAGGTAGTAGGGCGCCGCGAGCAGGACATAGACGAACTGGTCGATCGCGATCAGGAACTGGATGATCCACTTGCTCAACCGCGTCAGCGCGGGCTCGCGGGGCGGCATGGTCAGACGGCAGGCGCGGGTGACGCAAGCAGCGCCTGCCAATCGATCCGGGCCACTTTGACGATATCGGCAAACGTCGCGCCTTGCGTGATCTTGGCTTTTGCACCCATGCGCTCGCCCTCTATCAGTGAGCCAACGAGCTCCCACTGATCGGCCCGCGCGATCACGACCGGCACCAGCTCCTCAACCGTGATGTCGCAGGCGGACGCTTCCGCCTCGAGGAACGGGGTGCGGGTCGTGTTGTCCGCCAGCCACGCGCGGGCCTCCGCTTCCTTGCGCTGGTACGTCATTGCCTGACCCATGCCAGCGGTAAGGAAGAGCAACCGGAACGCCTCCGCCGACGTGTCCACGAACAGGTTCATCGCACCGCGCAAAGCTTCGAGGTCGAGTGGCCCTTTCGCGATCACGGCGTAAGGCACCACGACCAGCCCGGTCCCTTCTGGCAACTGCTGATAGACGCTGCTGCCGACGTTGCCGGATCCGCGGTACACCTCCTGGAAGGTGTCGAGCGAGTAGACGATCCAATATTCCATGCTGCCCTCCGGAAAGCGTTAAATTGCGACCCACGTCACCTTCAGATCGATCCGGCTTACGGTGTATGAGGCGGCGACCTGGCGCTCGTAGGAATCGCCGTTGTTGATCCAGCCGGTGTCGTACGAGCCCACCCGGACGGTCGCGGTCCACGACGGCACAAAGTCCGTGGTCGCTAGGACCGTCGACGATGCATTTGCGCGCGGCACGTAAGCGTTGTTCTGATTGTCTCGCGCCACGATCGTCAGGCCGCCGGTGTCTTCGACGTAGGTCAGATACGATGGCTTGCCGAGCATCGTGCCGACCACCATCTGGCCGGCGTTGGTGGTGACCGCTGCGGTGAACTCGTAGATAAACCGCCCGAGCGCCGGGATCTGCGAGAGCGACAGGTTCCACGGGACGGTGATCGTTTGGCCAGCCGACGGCGTAATGCTGCCCTGCCAGACTGAGGCGCCTTCTCGCGACATGCTGGCCCGGTTAAATTTCTGGGGCGTGAACGTACCGTTGAGCGTGAGGTTACCGTCGATCACCATGTTGGAGTTGACGTAAAACAGGCCGGGGGAGCCATCCGCCTTCGACAGCTGGACAAAGGTTCCACCGTCCGGGGTCGTGCCCGCGATCCGCCAATAGACGCTGCTGCGACCGTCAATTCCGGCCAACGTGCCCGCCTGCTGTTCGAACTCCGCGACCGTGCCGTTGTATTCGCTGCGAAGCGTGGACACGTCCCGCGTGATCGCGCCCACTTTCGCGTCTACGATCGCAGCCGTCTGACCATTAGCGCGGGCCAGCAAATTGCTGTCCGCCGTACCGTTGAGCTGTGCTTCAATCGTCTCCTGCGCCGACGCCGCGGCGTAACGGTTCGGCATATCCACAAGCGTGTCTTCGGCCTTCTTCACGCGGGCCGCGATCAGTGGCAGCGCCGCGTCAGCCTTCTGCGCCTTGATCTCGCCGTCGTTGGCGGGGCGCGCGCCACACTTCAGCCAGTGCACCGCCTTTGCCGAGGTTACTCCAAACCCCGACCAATTCGTCATAGCGTATAGATTGACGGGTCCAGCGAACTCCGACTTAACGAAGAACGACCAGTGGCGGACGCCACCCTGCGAACCCGTATATTCGGCGATGTCTTCCACAGTCGAAAAGTTCAAAGCTGGCAGGTTGTCGATCAACACCCCCGCTCCTTGGGTGCTGCCATTCTCGAACCAAACCGATGCTTCGATCACCCAATATCCGGCGGTGACGAAGAAGGTGGTCGCGATGCCCGCGTCATTGCTGTTCGAAACGACATGCCCGAGCATGTAAGCGCCGGCTTGGAGGTTCCCGCCCTCTCGAGTGAAGGTTCCGTTGTTTGCCCAATATGTCCACTGGCTCGGCAACAGCGATCTGTCAGGCCAAGCCGCAAAATTGGCGTTTGAGGTCGCGTAGTTGCTGGTATTGCCAGCGCGGCTTTCGAGAGTTTCTGTTCGGCCCGCATAGCTTCGCTGCGCGTCCGACAATCCTGTGATGCGCTCATTGTAAGCCGTGAGGGTCGTATTGACGCCCACGAACTGCGTTTCAACGCTGGTGGACAGCTCCGCAACTGCTTGTTTCGCGCTCGATGCCGTAATCTCGACTTGATCGATGCGAGCGTTCGCGTCGGTGTCGCCATTCTGGAAACTAGTGATGACGCTATCAATGCGGCGCCCGATCGTGCCATCCCGGCTGATCGCGGCCTCATCGACGCGGCGGACCTCAGCATAGACGTTCGTATCGTTATATCCACCGCTTGCCGACACGCTGTCGATTCGACGGTTGATAAACGCGTCCTTGTCGTCGAGCCGCGCGACCGCCTGCGCCAGCGCGTCAGCTGCGTCCTGCCGGGCGGTCGCGATCTTCGTGTTCGCGCCCTGGACTGCGTCGTTGATCGTCGGGATCGTAGTGCCATCGATGTACGCCAGTTGCGCCCGCGCAGCGGCAACAGCCAGTTCGAACTCGCTAACCGTGCCAGATCCGAACGGGCTGTTCGGGTCTGCGCTGTTCGTGGCGTTGTCGTCGGGCTTGTTGGGGCCCGTGACACCATCCCAGAAAGCGGTGGTAGCGGCCTCATCGATTGCGAGGATCAGCGGATTGTTTCGGCTGTCGTAGACGATCGGTTCGGCGCCCTGCACTGGCAGGGAGTCATCGGCGTCCCATTGATAGAACAGGGGCGTCTCGTAGGTCAGCACCATGTTGCAGGTGCCGCCCTGACCGAGTTCCTGCTCCTTCACCCGGAACACGCCGCGCTTGAAGCCGAGCGGCGCGAAGGTGAACGGCAGAACGTCGCCGACCGTGTATTTCCAAGCGCGGATATCGAACGGTGCTGCGAATTGTCGCGAGTATTGCCGGCGCTGCAGAACCTGCTTGGCGATCCGCTGCGCATGGCTCGGGCTTTCGACGACGCCGAGGTCGAGCGAAAGGAACCGATCCTGCCCGTCGGGGCTTGGCAGTCGCACTTCGGGATAGTCGATCAGCTGGTACAGCGATGCTGATGTCGCGTCGACGTACCGGCCGCGCACCACATTCGGCGTCGATTCAAGCGATGGGTCAGGATCCCAGGTGAACGCGCCGACAACGTCGTCGTCGTTCAGGCCATCATCGACCGCCACGGCTGCCAGATCGTTGTGCGAGATCGCCAGCGCCAGCTTGCCGCCGGTGTCGCGGAAACGGCCGCAGCAGGCAGAGCACAGCATGTCGAGGACGGTCTTCTGATCATCTCCCTCGGAAACCACGCCCGCGCCATGGTAGCGCGGCTCGTTGCCGCCCGCTGCGCGGTTGACGAGCTCGTCGGCAAGGTTCGCTGCGACCTGAAATGACGGGAAGCTGATGCGCCGCCCGGGCACCCCCGCGCCGGTCGCCAGCTTCATTACGCCGGTCGCGGGGTTCTGGATCCGCCAGCCCAGGATGACGCGCAGGATCTGCAGCGGGAGGTTCTCACCGATCACGACGCCGTCATCAGCCGTGTAACGCCACGTCGACTGATCGTTCGACCGCATCGGACCGGACCCGCCTGGCACCGTGCTATCGCGGCGCGGGTCGTACAGCTTGGCGCCACGTCCGATCACGGTGATCCGGCTTGGAATGCCGCTCGAGAACGGGCTCTCGGTCTTCTTGCCGTTCCCGGTGACCTTGAAGCGGAAGCGGGCATAGGCGCAGCCGGTCAGGCGCGCGCTCTCGCGATTCCATTTCCGGCTTGCAAAGGTAAAGGCGTTTGCCTGAGTCCCCTCAAGGATCAGGTTGGGGATCGAGAAATAGCCGTTGTATTTGGCGGCCACGCCTGTCGCGGCCGACCACGCCATTTCGGTGTCGAACCATATCTCGTCGAGTCCGTCGATCGCATGGCTGGCGAACGCAACGATCCAGTCGCAGATCTCCTGGTCGTTGCCCGACCATTCCTCGTAGCGGACGTCGACCGGCATCGCGGTCTGGCCGAGCACGGTCTTGCGAAACGTGCGGGGGTCGATGCTCGCGGTCAGCCGGTCCGTCTGTGACGCGGTGACCTTGGGGCCCTTCTGTAGCAGGCTCGCCGCGAGCGTCAGGCCGCCCGAGGCAAGAAACAGCGTGCCGGTCGAGACGCCAGCGACGGTCAGCGATCCGGCAAGCCCGCCGAGCGCGACCGCACCGACGCCGGTCGCGATCAGCGCGACAGCGCCAACGGCCAGCGCGGCGAATTTGAGTGCTTTGGCCAACCGTCAGACCCCGAACCGGACGTGCCAGGCGCGAGGCTCGCACCAGCGTGCGCGATCGATCCTGATCAGCCCCTCGCGGTCGCCCTCGGAGCCTACTGCCACGAGGAACGGTCCCAGGCAGATCCCGAGCAGCCCGTCGGACATGATGATGTCGCCACGGTGTGCGAGTGACGGATCGACCGTCTCGAATTTGCCGCTGAGTGTCGACGCCAGCGTACCAGCGCCAATGCGGCGCAGCGCGCGCACCGAACCACGCGCGGTGGTGTAGCGTCCCCGAAACTCGGGCATCGGGTCGACGCCGGTCATAGCTTTGACCGCGCCAGCCGTGAATGTGCAGCAGTCGTGCCGGCCCCATGCGAAGGGAAGCGTACGCAGGGGTTCGAGGTACGCGGCGAGGCGCGCCTCCCAATCGGGTAGACGGTTCATAATCGACTCCCGTTCAAGATTTGCGGCTGGCGCCGTTGGCGATCGCAATCGCGAGCTCAGCTGACCGGTCGTCCGGGTCGTAGCTCTGCTGATCGAGATAGGTTCGGTTCGAGGCCTGGCCGAAGAAGCCAAGGTAGGACTCGACATCAAGGTTGATCGTCTGGCTGGTCTGGTCGCCGACGATCTTCGGCACCGACATGTATCCGGTGTAGAATGACCACAGCGCGCCGATGCGCGTCAGCTGCCGCGGATCAAGCATTGCCCGCCACAGACGGCAGTCGCGGCCAACATAGTTCGCGCGGTTGCCGATCTGGGTCATCAACTCGTCGTCGACGCCGGCGAGGCCGGACAGCTGCAGCGACAGCGTGTCGGTACCGCCCTCGCGCGCCTTGACGGCGCCGACCGACACAACGCGGGGGTCAACCGCGGTGAAAGTGAAACCGTCGAGATCCTCGTCGCCGGTGCCGCTGAAGGAATAGCTGTAGGGCGCATTGGTAACGCGGATCGGGCCATCGGCGAGGTCGAGAAAGCAGAACGTGACTGGCTTGCGGACGTCGGCAGATAGCGCGGCGTTCGCATCGGTGTCGGGACGGCTGTCCATCAGAACGCCTCTTCGCAGTCGAACGAGACGCCGTATTTCTGCCCGATGCCGACCTTCCAGCCGTTCTTCGGATCTGACATCGCCATGACGGCATAGGGCCGCTTGACCTCGATCGTTGCCTTGTCCGCCGGCACGACCCGAACATAGGGCTTTACCGAAATGGTGGCGTTCCCGTCGGAGTCGGCCACCACCGGCGCGTTCACCATCAGCAGCTGGTCGCCGAGCGTGATGAACTGGCCGCGCTTGAGCTTGAGCCCTGCCGCGCCCCACCCAGACGTCATCAGCGAATGCCCGCCCTGGTTGGCGCCCTTCACGCGGACGTCGAGCGATCCCGCGATCTGGTCCTTCTCGCAGGCGATGACCCGAAAGCTGTTGGCGACGCCGTCGCAGTCGACCACGAACGCACGCCAGTCAAGCACGCGGCCTTCACCGGTGATCGGGGGCAGGGTGACCTTGGCGAACCAGCGAGGCGCAGCCGCCAGAATGGTGACCCGTCGCTTGCCGGTGAACTCGCCGCGGTTGACCTGGCCGGGCTGGTCGATCGTCCACTCGATATCGGACGCGACGGGATCTGAGGGGATGTTGATCAACATCAGTCGAACGCTCCCGGCAACTGGCCGCGATTAAGCTGCCGCATGGTCCGCGCGCTTGCGCCTGCCATGATCGGCTCGGCGGTTGCTCCGACGGTGCGCAGCGATACGCGTTCCATCTTGGCCTCGAACTCCGGCCCGGCATTGACCGTGACGTTGGCGTCCAACTGCATCCGCCTGTTCGCGCCACCGCCGTACGCCGCCGCCGGCAAGCGGGGCGCGCGGAGGCTGGGGAGGGACGGCGAACCGCCGAGCGAGCCGCCGTCGGCGAACCGCGGGAGCCGGCGTGCGTTGATCGCTGCCATTGCGCCCGCGCCGTAGTGATTGACCGCGGCCTCGTTCATGATGAACTCGCGGTTCGAGAGCCGCACCGCGCCGCCGCCGGGCCCCTTAAGCAGCGCAAGGATGCTGTCGGACCGGCCATGACCCGGTCCGCTGATCAAGCCTCCGAGCGATCCGCCGTCTGCCCGTCCCGGGATATCGCTGAGCGAACCGCCATCGGCCAAACCGAAGAAGCTCCCGCCACCGAGCGCGCCAACGATCGCCTTTTGGATCGCGACGCGGGCCAGGTCGGCGATCACGCTCGAGGCCATTTCACCGAACGCGCCTTTCAGCTTCAGCACCTTGCCGATGGCAGACGCTGCGCTGCTTTCAAGCGAGCCGAGCCCATTTACCGCGACGCTCTGCAAAGCTGCGTTCGTATCGCCCGTCGCGGCCTTTAGGCGCTCGCGGTACGCATCAAGCGGCGAGGCGTTCTGCCGGGCAAGCTGCCCGCGCTCCGCGCCTTCCAACGCCGGCAACGCGCTGAGCGAACGCTGCGCCGACATGACGGCGTCCGGATCCTTGGAGGTGTCGCGAACACGCTCGAGCGCCTGCCGGCGAAGCGTCTGCTCGGCCTCGAGGATCTGCTCGGCGATGCGCGCGCGCTCGCGCTCGGTCGGCGCCATGTCTTCGCTGATGCGGAGCAGGGCGATGCGCGATTCAAGGCTCTGCCGGTCGACGTCGTACCGCTGCTCGATCACGCGCATGGCGCGGTCGGCTGCGGCGTTCTGCAGATCCTGCACCCGGGTCTGTTCGTTCAACGAGCGCAGGTTGTCGGCGCGCGCCTTCGAAAGCCCCTTCTCCTGCTGCAGGTCGATCTTCTGCTTGCGGCTGTCGGCGTCGGCATTGATGCTCGCGACCAGTTCGGCGTCGCGCTGATCCTCGGTCTGGGCCGACTTGCGCGTTGCCGCGGCGAGCCGTTGCCGAGCCGACTGTTCCTCCTGGCTGTATGCGATATCGTCGCTCAGCACCTTCTGGCGCGCGCGCTCGGCGCGATCGTCGACCGACTGCTGGCTCGGGCCCTTCTTGCCAAAGGCGACGTGGAACACCTTCTGGTCGCGCTCGTCGATCAGCTGACGGATCGCGACGCCTTCCTTGGCGAACGCCTGACGGATCGACGACACACTGATGCCGGGGCCATAGGCGACGTCGACCGCCTGGCCGCGCTCGTGGTCGCTGGTGCCGGGCTTCGCGACCGGACCCGCATGCCGCCCGGCGAGCTTGTCCGCATATAGCTGAGCTTGCCGCTCGGTCGAGCGCAGCCCGCTGGTGACCCGCCCGCCGATACCGGCAACGATGCTGGTCGCCTCGGCAACGCTGACGTCGCGGCCAATCTGGTTATTGTTCGGCTTCACGTTGGCCGCGCGCTGCTTCTCTTGCGCGAGGTCCGATGCTGCCTTCTTCTGCGCTTCCAGTTCACGCAGACGCTTTAGCGATTCCGCCCCGACAACTTGGCCAAGTCGAGCTTGCGTTCGAAGCTCGTTTTTGAGGGTCGCGATCTTGTCGTCGATAGTCTTGGTCGCCGAGCGAACCGGGTCGATCGAGATCGCAGCACGTTCGGCCGCGATGTCGACGCGAGTAACGTTCAACTGCCGCTCGGCTGCAGTAACCGCAGCTTCCGCCTTGGTGCGCTCGGCCCTGAGCTTGTTGACTTGATCGCTGCGCGCTTGATTCTGAAGCGCCGCTGCACCGGTGGTGCCGCCGGTCAGCGAGAAGTCGTCGAGACGGGCTTCGGCTTCAGCTAGGCGGGCTACAGTTGCCTGCCGGATAGCTAAAGCCTCGTCGCGCTTTGCCTTTGCAGCGATGTTGGCACGGTCGGCAGACGATCGTTCGCTATCGGCTGTCTGACGAAGCGCCTTGTCCTGATCTCGCAGGGCTAACGTTAGGCCCTCAACCGTCCCGGCAAACCGAGCCTTCGCACGAGCCGCGACGTCGCTTTCGATGGCGTCCTTCTTCAGCTTTTCGACCGCATCATTGGTTGCGTCACTGAATTCGAACATGCCCTTGGTCAAAGGACCGAGGACGAGCAACGCGCCGGTGATCGCCAACCCATACGGACCGGTCATAAAGCGAGCGAACGATCCGGCTTTTCCTTCGACGTTGACGAACTGCCCGGCCGCTTGTCCGCCCTGAATCGCGATCACCTGGAACGCGTTCGCGCCCATGCTCAACTGGGTGAAGGTGTCCTGGATTTGATAGGACAGGCCCTGCATCGCGGCACGCTGTGCGCCAGACTGAGCGGTGACGCCTTGCTGGCGATCGCCGAACAACCGCGATGCCGCGCCTGCCTGCTGAAGCTCGATCTCGACCCGCTCAAGCGCACCGGCTTCGCGCGTCAGTTCGTTGGCGTGGTTCTCAGCTTCCAGCGCCGCCGCGCGCGCCGCCTGGACGTAGAGGCGGGTCTGCTCCGTCAGAACACCCTCGCCCTGCGCGGCACGTTCCGAGGCGTCGGCGATCAGGCGCGTGGCAATTGCCTGCTGCTGAGCAGCGGCAGCCGCCGCGCGCGCGTCCGCGGCACCGATGTTGAGGCCGCCGGTGACGGTTGGCGCGATGATCGCCTTTGCCGCCAGCTTCTGGACGTTGCTGAAGCTCGCCTCGAACGACCGCTCGGCCTTCGTCGCGGCATCCTGTGCCAGATCCGCGAACGCGCCGAAGCGCTTGCCCATGCTGCCGATCGAGCCTTCGACGTTCTCCGCCATCTTGGCGGCACGCTTCTCAAATCGGTCTAGCGGCTTTTCACCTTCAGCCAAGTTCCGGCGCAGCAACTCGGTTGCCGCGTCCACCTGCAACAGGAGGCGTTCGGTCTGATCAGCCATGGACGCCTCCTGCTATGACGGGCTTGGGGGATTGGCGCGCTCGAACGCCTTCATAGCGGTCCAGAACTCGACCGGTGTGCAGCGCCAGAAGTCGGCAGGCCGCCATCCCAGCAGGACGACGGCCGTGCCCATCAGCCGTCGACGAGGGCTTTCTCCGTCGTCTTCGTGATCATCGACGGCTTCAGTTCCCCCGCGGTGGTGTATCCGCCGGTTACCGCCATAGACAGCATGCCGCCGATGGTTCGCATCGCCTCGTGAACGCCGTCGTCGCTGTCCATGATCAAGCGGGCGATCCGCTTATCGTTCGCGCCGGCGACGCCCTTATTGTCGGTTTCACGGCCCCAAGCGCGCACGCATGCTCCGACGATCTGGGCAGTCTCCGACATCTTGAGCTTGCCCGCGACGGCTGCGCGGGCAAGGTCGACGAGTCCGCGATCAAGCGTTTCCTCGATTTCCGAGACGGCTTCGAAGGTCGGTCGCAGGACCATCCTCGTGCCATCGAGCGTCAGGGCCAGTTCGCCCCGATCTTCGATCGCCGGCGCGGCGGTGTCGAGATCGCTCACTGTGCGACGATCTCTTCGACCGTATCCGCCGGCAGCGCATAGAGCTTGGCAATCTCGCCGACGGCGTTCGGATCCGCTGCGATGTCGCAAGCCAACTCATTGAGGTCTGGCGCGGGACTGTCGTCGTGCTTGCCGAGATACGGCGCCAGCGTACGCGCGGCGAGCGAGGGCCCCGCACTGAGCAGCGACTGAAGCTCGCGCACGCCATGTCCGGTGGAGGCGATCAATTGCTCGTTCAGATCCGTCGGTTTGTTGGTTCGAAATTCTTTGCCGTTGATAGTGATCATCTGGGTGATCCTTATGGTAGGGGCGGGCGCGGTCGCTTACGCGAGCGCATCGACGGTCGGCTGCGCGGCCGGCTGCAGCGTCAGCGGCGTCTTGACGCTCGCGCCCTGGTCGAAGCCGGAGCTATCGAGGGCGGTGTACATCAAGCACTCGAACACTACGTCGGTGGTGCCGAACGGCTTCTTCCGGATCTGGTAGACCTCGGCCGCGTTCGTCTTGTCGAGCGTCTCGATCCGGGTGTAGCCGTTCGCGTCGGGCAGATCGGGAGTCAGGTCTTGCTTGACCGTGATCGTCCGCAGACCCGGCGACTGCGTGTCGACGCCTTCCTGATCCTTCGTCGCATTCGACGAGAACCCCTTGCCGCGATCGATGCTGAGATTGCCCTGACCGGCGGGCTGGTTGAACGTTCCCACGGTGGTCGCCTGGAGGAACAGGCGATAGTCTGAGCCCAATTTCTTCATGGTGGTTCTCCTGTAAATGCGCGCGGGCGGGGCGCGGCGGGTAGGTTACTGGTGGTCGGAAGGGGCGAACGCGAGAACGTTGAAGCTGGTGATGCCGCCGTAGGTCGCTCCGTCCTCGGTGAGCACAGCGTCGTCGTCCTCGAACTCGAAAGCGATCGTCCAGCCGTCCTTCTCGAACCGCTGGCCATCGAGCGCGGTCTCGATCTGCTCCTGAAGCGCGAGCAGCGGCGCGCGTTCTTCGGCCTCCACGATCGTGACGATTGCAATCGTGACGCGACGATCGCCTTCCGCTTTCTTGGTCGACAAGCGGAAGCTCTTCATCTCGCCGAGAATGACCAAGTCACCCGGCGCGTTCACGGGCGCATCCTGATAGACCGTCGCGCCGGAGATGGCAGAGCTCAGGGCGTCGAACGTTACCGCCTCGACCAGTGCTTTGGCTCTACTCATCGCCACCCCCTGCAATTCGGCTCAGCGATCGGGCGAAGATCCCACGCAGATTGTCGTTCAACGTGCGGCGCAGGTCAGGCATCCGGCCCGTGATAAACCGCTTCGGAGCCATGCCCCTGACGCGCATCTTGTAGGTCGCGACAATGTCCTCGGTCCGCTTGCGGCCGCCAGAACCGGTCCGAAGCATGTTGACGGTGCGTCCGTCGCGAAAGGTCTGCGCCACGCGACGCCGACGCTGCACCAGCACGGTTTGGGCACGCCGCCCGAGATCCTGAATCCGACCATAGAACAGCTTCGACTGCCCGCCGCGCGTCCCGAGCAAGCCGACTTGCAGCCGGAGTGACTTGGGCAAGACCTTGCTCGTGATACCCTGGCGCACGGCACCGGTCTTCTGCGGCGTCTTCGCCTTCATCGCTTGCTCGATCTGCCGACCGGTAACGCTCAGTTCGACCACCAATTCGCCGCGTACGGCGTCCGGCATGCGCCGAAGCAGGCGGCGAAACTTGCCGATGCCGCGGATCTTCGTGCGCGCCATCAGCCGAGCGCTCCGGTTTCGCACGTCATCACCTGCGTCGCCCGGTCAGTCGAAGGCGGAGCGGTCCGGATATCGAGCGCAACGCCGTTCCACAGCAGGCGATGCGCCGTGGTAACGCCGGCGCGCTTGCGGATGGTGACGCGGTAGAACTGTGTTGCGCGCTGCACCGCGATGCTCAGCGCCTCGCCGCCACGAAGGGGAACGATCTCCGCCGGGATCTTGGTCGCAACGTCGCGCCAGGCGGGCTGCCCCTCCGGCACCTTGCGCCCGCCGCGACCGTTGTCGACGGCGTTCGACTGCTGAAGCGTCACCCGCTCGCGCAGGCGACTTGATAGGCCATCCCCGGCGGTCACAGGCGACGCAATCGCAAGCGACCGCAGATCCTGCGCGCACTGGCCTCGGCCTTGGCGAAGATTTCGCCGCCCTCGCGATCGTTGTCGTATCCGGAGATCAGCACGAGCATGGCGCGGCGTATTTCGCGCGGCACATCGTTCGGCGATTCATACCCGGCGCGAATGGTGACGGTAAAAAGCTGTTTGCTGTCGGTGAAAGGGTAGAACGGGCCGCTTGGCGGCAAGACGCGCGCTGGGCGATTGCTGAGGTCCAACCGGGCACCGGTGATCGCGATGGGCTGCCCGCTCGCGTCCTGATAGGCCACACCCGGCACGGCTGCCGCAGCGATTGGCCAGGCGCGGATCTCGACTGCACCAAAGCCGCGGAACTGCTCCGTGACGTCGCGGGCGGAGAGGAGGTGGCCGGTATATCCCTCTACCCATGCGGACGCGTCGGCGATGAAGTCGGTAGTCTCTGCGTCGTCGTTCGTATTGTCCTGTTCGCGTTGCAGCTGAGCCTTCGCTTCGCGCAGCGACACGATCGGGGTGACCGTCGCGCCATCAAGATATGCACCATACTGCTCAAGCACGCTCGCTTCGAACACGTCGGGCCCGAGCGACAGGAATTCCCGCATGGAAGCGATGGTTTGCAACGTCATCGTGCGCCTCCCATGCTGGATCGCAAGTGCCAGCCGCGAACGGCTGGCACTGACTGGTTACTTCTGAGCGTTGAGGTTCTGCTCGACGGCTTCCGCACCCGAAAGCGTCGGGTCGTTGAAGTCGATGCGGTTCTGCTCGGCACTGGTATTGGCGCGCGGATCGGCGTCGACGGCGGGGTGGTTCATGTCGACGTCGGGAACGATCTGCTGCGGTGCGCCGGCGGTGTCGATATCGGTTGCCGGAGCGATGCCGTTATCCGGCTTCTTGACGGTCTTGGTGTCCATAGGTCTTCTCCTGGTTCGCCGAAACCGTGGGCCTTGCCGCGCGGCTTCGAAGAACCGGGCCAGCTCGAAGCCGGCCCGGCGGAGAGTTACGCGTTCACGGCGATCTTGAGTGCGCGCATCGGCTCGGGGTTATGCACCCCGCCGCCCACGCGCTTGGTCGTGTAGAAGTGCACGAACGGCTTGTTCGAATACGGATCGCGCAACACGCGGATCCCGATCCGATCGACAACCAGGTAGGTCGCTTCCATATCGCCGTAGAGCGCCGCGACGTTGCCGGCCGCCGCCGTCGGCATGTCGGGCATTTCCACAATCGGCGCGCCGTTCAGCGTCTGCGGCTGACCGAGTGCGTAGGACGGCTGCCACAGGAAATTGCCTTGGCCGTCCTTCAGCTTGCGCGCGGCACCGAGACTCTGCCGGTTGATGAACAGCTTCGCGTTGCCAGCAAATTCGCTCGGCAGGTCGTACATCAGGTCAACGAAGCCGTCGCCGGTGAGCTTTGCAGCATCGCCGGTGTTGACCGCCTTGATCGCGCCGTAGGGGTGGCGTGCCGCGTTCGCGGCGCCCGTGACGTAGGTCAGGATGCCGTAGGGCTTGTTCGCACCGTCGCCAGACAGGAAACCGATGCCTTCCTGACGCGAGAACTCGGTATCGACTTCCTGGCCGAGCCATTCCTCGAGGTCGATCGCGGCATCGTCCAGCAGCTGCTGGGAGATCGCCGGGTTCGCGTAGAGTTCGCCCGGCACGAAGTCGAGCACCCCGATCTGCGGCGTCGTGGTCGCCGGACGGCTGGCGGTTTCACCGACCCAGCCCGACCCGACGTTGCGGTCCGAGAAATACTTCTTGAACCCGGCGACGCTGATGGTGATGACCCGGCTCTCGGCGCGCATCGGGCTGATCTTCTTCAGCTTCTCGCCGATGGTCCGATCCCACTCGATCGGGGCAAGATAGCCGCCGTCGGTGTCGGTACCCTTCTGCATCGCCGCGCGGACTTCCGCCGAAGCATTGTCGCCACGACGCATGTGCGCCTTGAACGCCTTGGTGTATTCCGGATCGGACTTGATGTCGCCGATCACGGCACCGTCGCCCAGCTTGGCCGCCGCGTTGATCCGCGCCTGATCGTCGACCGCGGTCTGCAGTTCGGTCAGGGTGGCGTTGATCGCGTCGAGCTTGTCCTTGGTCAGAACGTCCGTCTTGCCCGCCTTGATCTCCTCGATCTCACGAGCATGGGTCGTCTTGAATTCCTCGAACGCCCCGTTCAGCGACCGAATGAGCGTTGCGGGATCAGCGGCGTCCGCACGGACGGTGCCGGCGATAGCACGAGGCATTGCGGGCAGGGTAGGAGCCGAGAGGGTCAGTTCGGGTGCCGGCTTGCTGGCAGCGACCGCCGCAAGCGCGCGAAACGGATTGGCGAGCACCGTCGCCACCGCCACAAGGGCGGCCATGTTCAACTTCTTCATGGGGGAGCTCCTAGCTCTTGATGGTGGAGAGCAGACCCGCCAGCAGGCCGGTCAACTCGGTCTCGCCGCCAGCGCCTGGCGTGTCGGCTACAGGGGCAGCGCCTGGCGTGCCCTTGATCTTGGTGATGTGGTCGCGCGCCTGCGTGCGCGTGTCGCCGCCGGCGACAAGCTTCAACTCCAGCGCGGTGATCGCGGTGCGCTCCCGGTCGGAAGCCTTGGCCTGCTCGTCCCGCGTCGTCTGATCGGCGGTGAGTAGGGTGTCAGCGAAGCCGCGCTCAATGGCGATAGACCCGGACATGTACGTCTCGTCGTCCATCCACTTCGCGCACTCCGCCGCGGTCCGGCCGCTGCGTTGAGCATAAACGTCCGCCATCGCCTGGTCGAACGGCCCGAGGTACGTGGCCGTCTCGGCCATGTCGTGCCGGTTACCGACCGCCACGACCCAGCAATTGTGGATCATGAGGAAAGACGCCGCGCCGATCTCGACCGTGTCGCCCGCCATCGCGATGACCGACGCTGCCGATGCAGCCATTCCCATGATCTTGATCGTCACCGGCTGTGCATGCTCGCGCAGGACGTTGTAGATCGCGATCCCTTCGAACATGTCGCCGCCGGGCGAGTTGATCTGGACCTCGACAGGGCGGTCGCCGATCGCACGCAGCTGAGCCGTCACCGTCTTCGCGGTGATGCCGCCGCCCGACCAATAGTCTTCGCCGATCGCTCCGAACATCGTGATGACGGTGTCACCGCTCTCGACCGCGCGGATGCCTGCGGCGTCGGCCGACCACTTCTCGAGGATGTTGGGTCGCGCCAAGGCCGATACGGAGCGATCTGCGGGCATGGGCAGGGCGCCGGGCCGATCCTTGCCGTTCACATTCGAGATCGCGCGGGGCATCCGCGTATCGGGGGTGGCAAGGACCGGCTTGCCCGGAAGGGGCCGGCCGTTGAGGGTCTTTACCGCGCGCGGCTTGCCCGCCGCCTTGGGCTCGTCGGTCATAGTTGCTCCTAAGCGTCTGCGAGAGTTGCGGCGGCAGTCGTGCCGTTGCGCGGGAGATCGTCGCCCCCCTTGATCGGGTTGCGGTCGAAGTTGTCGCGAGCCTCATTCGGCGTCAGGAAGGCTGCGTTCGGACCGAGTGCTGCCTTGAAGAATTCGGCCTGATCCTTGAGCGAGCCGCGCAGAAGCGCCCCGTCGTTGTACTTGGCGTACATCGAGTCCTGCTCATCCGAAGTGAGCAAGCAGAACCAGACGGCCTCTTCCCAGATCACGAACCACTGGAGGAGGCAGTAGGTCACGAAGAACAAACCGAGCTGCTCGATGCCGCTGCCCCAGCTGGTCTCATCGAACATCAGCAGCGGGCGAGGGGTACCCGTGAATCGGGAGACTTCCTCCGCCTCCTGGCGCCGCAGCGCGACCAATTCGTTGTCTTTTGCCGTGCCGGACAGCACCTTGGCGGTCAGGCCTTCCTCGAGGATCAGCCAATCCTCATCGGCATCTGCGCCCGAGAAGTTCTCACGAAGGCTATCGCGCAGGTGGCCGATCGCCTCGTCGCCAAGCGTCTCCGCGGTCTCCAGGGCACCGCGCGCCATCGTCCCCTTGTCGAGCAAGCGACCTGCGGCTTGGAGTGCGCGCTGCGACAGGCCGAGCGTGTCGGCCGCCACGTCCAGTAGGGAAACGCCGTTGAGCCCATCCAAGGAGATCGGGCCGCGGAAGTGGAAAACGTCTTCCCTCTTGAGCGTTACGGCACTGCCCGACTTGGGCTGGTACCGGAAGGTGAGTTCGAATGTCGCGGAGAGTTGCGGCTTAACCGACCGCCGGGGAAGGGGGACGATCTGACGCACGGCGCCGCGCGAGCGGATGATCAGCGCGTACGCGTTACCATCAAGCAGCGCGCACAGCTGCATGTAGCTCTTGAACTGGGTCGCAGACTGGAAGTCGTTGGGCTTGCGATGCAGCACCTTGAACAAGGGGTGGTCGCGGGCTTTCTCGATCGACCCGTCGGCCGTACGGCGCATGAGGTGCAATGGAAGCATGCCCATGGATCCGGAGATCAATGACATCGCCCGGAAAAACGTGCTGTTTCGGAGCGCGGCGCGTTCGTTGACCGCGATCCCTGCCACACCCGTCCGTCCGCCGTCGCCACGCATCATATCGTGAAGTGTGGGGTCGGACAGATCATAAGCGTTGTAGGCCATGATTGGTCCGCCAGGACGATTGCCTTCCGCTGCTCGGGCTGCGGCGATCGCGCGTGATGGCGATAGGGACCTTCGTCCGCCAGCCCGGGCGACATAGTCTTCAGGAGAAGCCATCTATTCTCCTTTCATACCCGGATGACGCCGCGCGAAGCGTAGACCGACTTCTTCTTCGGCTTTGCAGCGGCGGTCGCGGCGCCAACGGCCATGGCGATCGTAACCATGCCGTCGATCCGCCCGCGGGACTTCTTCTTGTTGAACATGCGGTTGCCGAGCCCATCCGGCTCGATCACCGCATTCGCAGCGCAGCTATAGGTTACTGGGGAATCGTCGATCAGCAGCTTGTTGTTGAGGATGAGATCCTCAGTGCGGGTGATCGAGTGCGGCATGCACAGCTGCCGGTCCTCGAACATGATCCGTTGGCCCTGAGCGTGCTTGACGATCTTCAGGCCGCGACCTTCAGGCTTGCCGGGACCGTCCCAAAGCCACCAGACCAGCCCGACTTGATCGCAGGCGTCGGTGAACGACGTGAGGAAGGCAGGGTCAACGACCAGCGCTTCGATCTCATGCTCCGCCTGTTGCTGCTGAACCTGCGCCGCAACGAAGGTATAGTCGATCGTCGCGCCCGGAGTGGCGGTCAGGTATTTGTCCTCGACCCAGTCGAGGTACGGAGCTTTGTCGGCGTCCGCACGCTCCTCGAGCCCCTCCTTGGTGGTCCAATACCAGGTCTTCACCGCTACGAGATCCTCGGGGAGCTCCCACGCCTGCGACAACGCGGTAAGATCGTTCTTCTGCGACAGATCGAGCGACAACCACGACTTGCGGCCTCGCATCGCACGGGCGTCTACCACCCCCTGGACGGCGGACCATTTGTCCTCGCTGATCCAGAAGTCCGCCGCCGCGCTGTCGATGCCGAAATAGAGGCGTTTGACGCTCGACTTCGTCGACGGCCGCAGTTTGGCGGAATTGACCGTCTCGCGGATATTCTCGATCGGGAACGTCTCGCCAAGGGCGGGCAATGACTTCTGCCAGGCGCCTTCGTTCTCGAAGATCGTATCGCGGTCGCGCTTGTCGATGCGAGCGATGAACGCGAAGGCGGTATCGTCTTTCGCTTCGCCCTTCACGATCGACTGGTAGGTGTCAGAGTATGAAGTGCCGACGTGCTGCGACGAGCGCGCTGGCGTGTTGGTGCCCAGCAGCATCAGAGCGTTGCCCGCGACCTTGTCGATCGCTGCTTTCCAGGTCAGCAGCGCCGCTTCCGATTTCAATTCGTGGATCTTATCGGCCGCAACGAGCGAAGGGCGCGGTCCAGATTGCGATTCACCGCTCGCAATCGGCATGAAGAACGAACCGCTGTCGGGATGCTCAATCTTCCAGGCGTTTTCCAACTCGCCGCGGATAATGACTTCGCCGAGACCCTCGAGACTCTCCCCTTCGTCACCGCCGGGAATGTCCGCGCGACACATGGCAACGGCATCTCTGAACAGAACGTTCGCGGTCGCCTTGTCTTCACCGATCGCATAGCACTGAGCGCGAGGGATATCGCACCAGCCCATGATGTAGATGCCGATCGCGCCCATAAGTGGCGACTTCGCCTGTCCCTTGCCGGTTTCGAGCCAGCCCGTTCGGTACCGCCAGCGGTTGGTTGCTGTTCGCCAGCCGAACAGGTTGCCTCCACAGAACGTATGGTACTCGAGCGGGTAGAAAGGCTGACCGGCAGCCGGACCGTCGGTGACCTGGAAAACTGACGGCAGGAAGTTGAGGAAGTGCGCGGCGGCGTCGGGACGCCAGTATATGCCGCGCCGCTCACCGTCGCGAATATCGCGCAAGTGACGCTCGGCAGCGTGCCGGACCAAGTCACCGCAGGTGAAGAGCTTGCCGTCGACCGCGGCTTTCGCCCAGGCTGTGGTTGGGTCCTCTTCGGCGAGGAAGCGATTAGCCACGGCTCTTGAGGTATCCACCGCCGGTGCTGCGCGTTGCCTTCCGCTCCACCTTCGCGCCAGCGCCGCGCTCGCGCGGCGTGATACAGAGCGCCTTTTCCAACGTCGCGGCTTGGCTGTCCGCGCCGGACATCGCGGCGAACCATGGGTTGTACATCGGTACCCCGGTTTTCTTCGCCTTGATCACCGGGCCCGATTTCAGCACCTCGCGTGCGCTGATGTCGTAGGTGACGTAGGAGACCACGAGACGCTTGATCGAATGAGCGTTTGCCACCGCGAGCTTGTCCGCCGAACGAAGCTCGCTGATGACGTCGCGCCAATAGCCGGCTGCGGCCTCGCGGTCCGCCACGCGACCAAAGATACTGCGCCAGTTCGGCTCGGGCGGAACGCCGTCGCCGCCGGCAATTTCGACGATCTCGACCATCCGGTCCCCTTCGGCGGAAGCGGCGGAAACCCTCCCCCCCTAAAAACTGCTCGCAGTGCGTACGGAGGAGCCGTTCGGTGTCCGGCTTCAACCGCCCCAAACTTTTGCCCTGGGGGGTGGGTTTCAGAACTTCACAGGTTCCGTAAGCTATAGGTCAACGAATCGGGGGATCAGTACGATGATTGCTGAGATCAGTGCGGGCTTTAGCAGCCTGAAGGCAGCCAAGGACATGGTTCAAGCCATGAACGGTATGCAGACCGCGGCAAGTATCAACGACGTCAAGCTCACACTGCAAGGGCATATCCTCGAAGCCCAGCAAAGCTTGTTTGCGGCACAAGAGGCGCAATCTTCGAGCGCCAGACGCATAAGCGATCTTGAACAGGAGATTGTGGCACTCAAAGACTGGTCCGCAGAGAAGCAGCGCTATCAGCTTCACGACATAGGGCGCGGAGCCATGGCCTATGTTCCAAAGCTTGGAATGCTGGACGGCGAGCCACCGCATTGGCTTTGCGTAAGGTGCTTTGGTCAATGCCAAAAGTCCTTCATGCAATTCAAAGGCAACGGAGCTGGTAATCAAACCACAGCGCAGCGTGGGTTAGATAACCAATACGCTTGCGACATATGCAAGGCGAGCTTCAGAGTGTCTTACAATACTAGCCCAAACGCTGACGCGCGGAAACGGCGGGAGCAAGCCGCAGCTGACGAAGAGAATGCAGACCACATGAGGGACTCAACGCCCTAAAGCGATTTGCAATTCCATGGGTGGTCCGCGCTGGTAGGTCGACCGTCACGTCCGACACCCTTGCCCTTGACCGGCACCGACTTGCCGAACTGCTTCGCTGTGACGATCGCGTCATGCCGAGCGCAAAGGTTCTCGGTGTTGCTGTCGATGTCCTCGCCGCCGTGCGCGAGTGGCACCTTGTGGTTGACCACGGTGGCCAAGGTGACGAGCCCTTCGTCGTCGCACATCTCGCATAGGCCGTCTGTGCGATCCATGCGTCGCTGACGTTGCTTCTGCCCGGCGCGGCCACGGAGCCGGTTGTCCGGCTCGGCCCGCTGCCAGGGCTTACGCTTGTCGGCCATTGTCTTCCCCCACCATCGTACGTCTGAACGAGGCAGCGGATTATGACGATGACGGAACGCGCATCACCGGACCGTTTCCGCACCATTTTTTGCAATAGGTCAACAATCGTGGACTATTAAAGCAAAATTGTTTTGTTATCTTCGAGGCGTCGGAGTTCTCACCGACTGTGTTTCCCCCCTCTAAATTGGAAACGCTCCCTGGCCCGCAACGATCAGTCGTTGCGGGCCATTTTTCGGCTCTCTGCGATGCGGGGGATGCAATGCGCAACACGGTGGCTGCTGATGACGTCGTTCGCCACAGAAGTGACGGTAGTATCATGCTGGTGAGAGCTGTCTTACTCGACGAAAATGGAAGCCCTAATCAAGTAGAATGTGAGGTCGTAAAGCGAGGACAACTCACAACAGTCTGGGTACACGCAGGCGATCTGGAGTTTGTCACGCGCTTCTAACGGCAGTCGCCAACCGCGGGTGCGTTCTGATTCGAGATTCTGCGCCTACCATCTTGCTATCTTTCCTCACCATCAGTCGGCCGATCAAGGGCATGCCCGATCGCCTATGTCTCGCGTCGCGCGCGTCGGTGAGGCGGCGGGCTGGCCGTAGAGGAGAGGAAACGGTCAACTGGGCTGATCTTAGTATCGTGACAAATTATTCATCAAAAAGCAGGCCGGTAGAGTGAGTTAGAGCTTTAACTCCGACTTTTGGCTGTTATTCCTGCGCCGTCGCCCCCTCCAAGGCGACGCCTACTCCAAACTGCCCGCAGCGATCCGTCGTTGCGGGCATTTTTGTGCTGTACAGGCTCAGCGCCGGCCCTCATGATGGGACGTTCCTATCTCGGGAGCACTACTCGGCCCGCAGTGAGCAATCGCTGCGGGCTTTTTTACGCATTGCTAACGCCGGGCTCTAAACAGCGTCACCATTCTAACAAACACCGATTGCGTTATATCAATATCCGTCGTTAGCTCTTGGCGTCGCGTCCGTCTAACGCAGTGGGCGCGGCATCTCTGGGGAGAGGTTCACCCGCGCCGCCGGTTGTCATCGAAGCGCGGGTGAACTTGCCTACGGTCAGCGCTCTTGGGCCAGCGCTGCTAACTTTCCTCACCACAACTCTCGAGGTACGCGACGGTGAGGGGGCGTGCTGACCGCCAGGGAGGGGAACAGTCAGCCAACCGAGCTATGAGTTGGGTTATTGCCACGCCGTAGGACAACCACAGAAGCGCTTGCTCCTGCTTGGGCGGCGAGGGCGGCCACCTCAGGGGCGCCAGACCGATTAACTCGCCTAAGCCGCTAGTGCGGCGGTCCCACTTCTGGGCTACGCCTGCTGTACTCCGTCTGTTCGGATTAGGAAAGAGGCAATATTCACTTCGAACGCGCCGCCGAAAGCGACCAGCGCAAACTTCCCATCGCTTTTCTTCACGACGCCGGACAGCCCCGCAAACGCGCCTTCGGTCATCGTCACAGTTGTTCCCACCGGCACCACATTGCGGGTCTTTTTCAACTCTCGGAGCCGGGCTGCGTCCTCGACGTCGCGCAAGTTCTTTATCTCGCGGTCCGCCAGCAGCGGAATGTCGCCCAAATACCGGAATATCGAGAACGAGGGATGCGGATTGACCGGGAGAGCCAGCGCCGCGGCGAGCTCCGGGATATGTACAGCGCGAGCGAACACGAATGTCGGAAGGATTGCCACCTCGCGATCCACCACCGTCTTCTTCCGAGGCACGCGGCGCGACAACGTCTCTTGAGGCGTCCAAACGTCAAAGCCCGCCTCGGCGAGCGAGCGGGCTAAGTTGAGCGTCCGGCCGCCCGAGGTGCGAAGGATGCACCAATCCGTATCTTCCCTGCGCCGTGCTGCCTTCCTACTCATATCCCACCCCTTGAACCTTGATCCTGAACTGAAGATGCGCGGTGCCGTTATGGCCAAGCCTCGTCCCAACGTCGGGACTGCACATGTCCGTCGCGGTGCCGGTAGAACCGCGTCTCGCGCTCGACCGGTCCAGCCGTCACCAGCGTCCAGCAATCCTCACCGAGCAATCGCGTGATGCGATGAATGTGGCTAGTCTCGACCTGATGCGTCGTGCCGGGCACGCGGCGCTGCTCCAGCACGCTGAACGGATCGAGGGTGAGCACGATGTCTTCGGCATAGCCCCCGTGCAGAACCTCGGAGGTGAACGACCACGGGTGCGAATGGTATTCGTCGCCGTTGTCGCCCTCCGTGAAGTGATGCAGAGCGCGCCCATCGCCGAGGTGGATCGTGCGGAAGGCCGGGGACATGACCTCGATCCGGATGGAGGAAGCCGCCTCGATCAGCGCGGTTACGACCAGCGGCATCATGCGGCTTGCGCCTGCTCGGCGGGCTCGGACAGTGCCGCGTCGACTTCCTCCTGGGTGAAGCTGCCGGTCGCAAAGCCCATCTTCTTGAACTCGGGCCAACCACCGAGGCGGCTCAGCGCGCGGATCCGCTCTGGTGGTATCGGCCCGGTGCTGACATCGTCCTCGGGCAGCATGGTGGATGGCTTGGCCGCCCAGGCGATCGCGTCTGCCAACTGGCGGAGACGGCGGAGCGCCACCGAATGCCGGATCGTAATGGCCGCGGCCTCGTCGCGAATGACCGTCTCGACCTCGTTTAGGAACTTCATCGGCCGATGCAGCGCAGACGTGGCGGCTTCGCGCGCGACGCGACCGGGCAGGTCGGCCAGGGCGACGCACATCACTTTGATCCATGCGTCCGACTGCTCGGGCGACAGCGTGGGCGCGATCTTCGTGGCGATCATCGCCAGATCATCGCCGAGCAGAGTCGTCAGCGCACCAGCGGCTTCCGGGTTGCGGCGCGATTTCCCCTTCGGCTCCGCCTCGGCGAGCGGCACCAACCCACGTTCGTAAGCCGCAATAACCTTGCCGATATCCACGCCTTCAGCCTTGGCCATAGCCGAGGTCAGGTTCCACATCGTGCTGTTCGCGAAAGCGCCGACGGCTCTCGATTGGTCCGCTCGGTCGGTCGTGGTGAGGTCGTTTGCCATTCTTCGGTTCCCACTTTTTCGAGTTCTTGACCCAAGTCCTCCACGACGCTTGCCAGTCGTGGCTCGTGGTGCCGTTCGCTCGATGGTAATCGGCGAAATGCTCCAGCTCGTCGTCGAAGCGGCCAGGCGGCCAGCCGTTGACGCAATCCGCCGTCTTCCCGCTCATCGTCGGAATGAAGCTTTCGGGAATGCTGGTGGCGCGCTTCGGCGGGCGGGCCCCCAAAGAGGGCGAAGCTCTCTTTGGGGTATTGGTGGTTCCTGACGTATTGGGTGCAGCGGCTGCGGGGGTTTTACGCAGAGGCTGCGGGGGCGCAGTATCTGCGGGGGTGTTATCGCTGCGGGGTGCAGCCGCTGCGGGGGTGAGCGTGTAGAGACACCCTTTCCCCGGCTTCTGATCCCGGGTCAGATACCCGCGCTTTTCAAGGCTGATCAGCGCACCTTGAACGGTCCGTTCGCTCTTGCTCGACTTCTTCGCGATCTGGGCAATCGAAGGCCAGCAGATACCCTCGTCGGAACACCAGTCCGCGAGTGCGAGCGCGATCAGCTTCTCGCTGTCTGGGAGGTCAAGGTCCCAAACGGCTGACATGACGCGTATGCTCATGGTCTGCCCACTAAGACGCGGTCTGCGCGGCTCATCAGAAAGGCACCTGCTCGCGCAGCAACGGATCGCGTACGACCTGCTCTTGCACCTTGGTTGCCGCGCCGATGCGCGCGCGTTCGTTGAGGATGGCGCGGCTGGCCTTCCGGTGCTGGAGGCGAGCGTCGAGTTCGGCCTCCAGCGCCCGCCGCCGCGCACGCGCGTTGCGTTCCTGCTCCGACAGGAAGAGGGAGGCCAGCAGACCCATTAGGCCAGCCCCAGCGCCTGCTTGTAGGTTTCGAGCAGCGCCTCGGCCTCGTCGCGGTGGTGCTTCTCCATCTTGCGGAGGCGCACGATCGTCTTGATCGTCTTTACGTCGAAGCCGGTGGACTTGGCTTCGCCGTAGACGTCGGCGATATCGTCGGAGATACCCTTTTTCTCTTCCTCAAGCCGTTCCACCCTCTCGATGATCAGGCGCAACTGGTCTGCTGCAATGGTATCGCTCATGGTCGTTCTCCCTGTGAACTGCTTCAGCGCGGCGCCGGCGTGTTGCCGTTGCGGCCCGGCGCGGCGGTTGCGCCGTCGGTGCGGCCGGGCGTCCGGTTAGCCACCGTCTGGCGCTCGACGAGGTCGACGTACGGCTCGTCGAAGTAGAAGGACTCGAAGGGCTTGCCCTGCTCGGTCAGTCCCTGCGGCTGCAACGACACCTGCGCGCAACCGGTAAGGTATTCGACGCGGGCGGTAACAATGCCCTCCAGTCCGGTGATCGCGTGGCGGGCCTTGTCGCCGAGGTTTAGTTTGGTCGTCATGGTCGTCTCCCTTGGGTAGTGTCAGTTGAGGTCCGGTGCCGTCACAGGCGCAACGGCATCAGGACAGCGGTCCAGGCAGTGTCAGCGGGGTCGCGCACAAGACCTGGGGTCGACGGGTTTTCGACGTCGAAGAGAATCTCGCTTCCGCGGCACGATCCGATCACCGAGGACAGGTACCGGCCGTTGTAACCAATCTCGAAACCGGGCGAGGTGTGCTGGCACGGCACGATGACCTCTGCGGAGAGCCCGATGTCGATGTAGGCCGCCGAAATCTTCGCCGTGCCGCCTTCTGCCAGCGCGATCCGAGTAGCCCGCAGCGTCGACGAGTGGCCCGATATTGCAGCGATTGCGCGACGCAGGTCGGGAAGCTGGAAAAGGAACTGCGTCTTGCCTGACGCCGGTATGATCCGAGACACGTCGGGGAACGTCCCGTCGATAAGCTTCGACTGGAAGGTGACCTCGGCGGCGCGCTCGCGGATGCTGACGCTCAACCGGTGTGCGCCTTTGGCCTCCGGGGCAGTGCCCTCGATATGGTTGCTCGCCAGCGCTGGGCCGACTGCCAGTCGCACGCCATCGCTCGCCGACTTTGCCAGGTCGAACAGCAGGGCCACCGCCTTGCGAGGAATGATGCAGTTGGCAGGCAAGGAGCCAGTTGCGTCCGGCAGTTCGATGTCGGCGAAATACATCCGGTGGCCGTCGGTTGCTTCGGCGCGGACGGTGGTCTCGCCCATCGATCGTAGGTGGAGGCCGTTGAGATAGTAGCGGGTTTCCTCGCTCGACATGGCATCGGCAACTCGGGCCAGCATGTCCATGTGATCGCGCGACAGCGTAGCCGCGAAGGCTGGCGTGATGCTCCGCTCCATATCCGAGGGGAAATCGTCGGACGGCAGCGTTTCGACGGAAATGGTCAGCGGCCCGGACGCCAGTGCGACTTTGCCGCCCGTGGGCGCCGCCGAGACTGTATCGCCGCCCGCCGCCGAAAGAGCCGAGACCACGTTCTTCGGCGATTGCATGACGAAGTCGCCGCCGGGGCCGGGGATGCGCGCCACGGTCGCGGTCAGCGACATATCGAGGTCAGTGCCGGTGGCCTGGAACGATCCGTTCGCGTGGCAGCGAACCATGCTCAGGATCGGAATTGAGTTACGCCTCTCAATGACCTTGCCGGCGAGCACGATCGCGCGCCGGAAGTCGGCAGACTTCACTTGGATGTTCACAGCAGTTCTCCCTTGGTAATGGGTTTCGGTGGCAGCCACCGGACACGCGTTTCGCGGTCGTGCGGGCGGCTCCAGACGATCCAGCAGAAGTCGGTCACGCCGCCGCGAAAGGCCTTGTCGCCAAGCTCGGCGATCATGTGGCCGGGCGGCATGCTCGGGCGCTTGCTGAGGATGAGGACGTCGCTGGGCGGGAACTCGTCGAACAGCGCCCACCGGCCTGCGCTGGCGAGGAACGACAGCTGCTGGAGAACCGCGACGCGATAGTCGGCGCGCTTGAGCATGTTCCGCGTGATCTCTTCCGCTCGGTTGAAGGGCGGGTTCATCACCACCGATAGGCGACCGAATGGCGCAACGCTGCGTGGCATGCCGTCGCTGGTCGCATCCCATACACCGCCGAAATGACGCGCGCCGCGGTCAACGATGTCGGTGCCGATCACCATCTGGTCGCGGTCAGCGAACGTATCGATGATGTTGCCGCCGCCGCAGCACGGGTCCCAAATCGTATGACCCTCGAACGATACGGCGTCCGCCAGCTGCTCGACGCAGAAGCGAGGCTCGACGTACCAGTCCTGCGCGGCACGCTCGAAAGCGGTCGACCGGTGGTTCTGGGCGACGTTCCCGGCGGGCATCAGCGGCTGCGCTTCTGTGCGCGATCACGGCAAGGTGCGCAGCGTCCGCCGATGAGGCGAGGGCTGTCGTCGCCGCATTCCTGGCATTCGCCCTCGACGCCTTCCGGCACGGGCTGGCGGGCTGCGCGGATGCTGCGCTGGAGGTAGAAGTCGCTGATCTCAGCGGACATATCCATCTGATCGGCCATTATGCTGCCACCCCCCAAGCGAGGACGCGGTGTGAGCATCCCCGCGCCGCGTCGCAGCGGGGGCAAGGGGAGGAGGGCGGGCGCGATGCAACGCGATCGCGGATCTCGTCCTGCACTTCTTGGGCGGTTTGTTTGCGATAGACGACGCCTTCGCTGACGCCGTAACCCGCCTTGTTCAGGCGATCCTTGGTCACGTACAGCGAGACGCCAAGCTCCTTGGCGAGATCAGCGACCTTGGCGCCCTCGAATGACACCATGGTCATGCCGCCGTTCCCATCCAGGACTGGACGCGAGCGTTCCAGCCGTCGACCGCCTTGTTCGCCACCGGCAGGAGCCGAAACGAGGTGGCTTCATCGGAGCGCAGTTTATCGTTCGCGGAAGCGACCATTGTCGCCACCGCGCGGGTGGTGTTCGGCATTGTCGTTACTCCCTGCCGGTCGCGCCGGCTTTGATCCTCAGGCTGTTCGAAGACGTGAGCGAATCCGTTCCCGGTATCCGTCGATGATTTTGCCGAGCCGCTCGATCACGAACTGATGGCGCTCAAGGTCTTCGTCATCGACCTTGCCGTCCTTTTCGAGCTCGCCCGAGAGGGCCATGGCAAACGACAAAAGCGTGGTGACGCTGGCCTGATCGTCGACGCTTTCCGCCTCGATCGGAACGAGCTTCATGCCGACCAAGCCAAGCACGCCGTTCGCGAAGCACCCGTCCCACTCCTTGCAACCGCGTAGGAAAGAGACGACGCCCATATCCGCCGCGCCAGCACGGTACGCCGCGGCACGATCCTCGCTCTTGCCGAGCACGGCGCCGAGGTCGCTGTCCGTTGCGCCATCGCGCTCCTTGATCGCCTTCAGGCTCTCACCGAGCGTATCGAGCATCAAAGACGCGGGAATGGTCCGATAGCGACCGTGGAATTGCGGCGTGGTCATGCCTTACTGCTCTCTGCATGAAGTTGATCATCACCATCGAACGGGACCAGCCCGCTGAAGTGCGCGTCGAAATGACCGCAGTCGGTCTTGCGGCAGACCGAGCAAACGGCGTCGAGCTTCTCGACCAAGTCCGTAATTGCGGGATCCGCCTGAGCGGCGTCGTTCGCGTGTGTCATGGCTTACCGGTCTCCAGCGCGGCGATTGTGGCGGACCGGTCCGCAGCCGTGGCGTCCCGCAGCCTTCAAGCCGTGGCCTACGATCACGCCCAAGCCGACCGATGCTACCGACCAGAAAGCCAGACCTTCAATGACGGCGCTCATGCGGCCCCCCCTTCCGTGGAGAGGCTTGCGGCCCCTCCACGGTCGGCTATCGTCGTGCTTCCACACACCGACGAAGAGGAATCACGTGCCGGACATGAACGATTGGGATCTTCGTCCGAATGGCGACGTGGCTGTGGTGCCGCTGTGCGGATGGCAAACGGCAGCGGCCCCGCTGACCTTACTCTTGCGTCTGAAAACAACAAACAGCGCGGAGCGACTCCAAAAAGAGGATTTCGACAACGTCCAGATTGCTCTGACGATACCGCAAGCCCGCGAGCTCGCGCAGGATCTACTCCGAATGGCTGCGGTCGTGGAAGCTCAGCCGAAGGGCACGATGCAATAGCCATTTCAGCGGCTCCACACAGTGATGAGGGCGGGAAGAGCGAACAGCAGGCCACACAGGGCACCGCGTGCGAATATGAGAGCGCTGCACTTCATGCTGCCTCCTGCACCGAATTGGCCGGCTGGTACGTCGCTATGAAGTCGAGCACGCGGGCGGCAGTCTTAAGCGTCAGCGAGCGCTCAGCCTTCAGATTGGAGACAAGATTTCCATCGCCCAGCGCGAGCCTGCCGAACGTCGTCGGCTTGAGACCATTGGCCTCGCAGAACGCCTCAATTTTTGCCAGGACATCCGCGTCGCTCGCCAGCGTCGTTAGCATGCAGCGGATATAGTCGGATGTTTCCGACTTGTGAAGTAGGAAACTTCAGTCTTTCCGCACTGCCGCCCTTGTGGGAAACGTCCGACATGACGAGTGCCACAAATCTTGAAGGGCCTCGGCTCTATGACGCGCTGATCGCGCTTAAGCCGCCGGAGCTAGCGGAAACCGAATGGGCCGCCGCAGCTGGCGTGAATCGCGGATTCTTTGGCAATCTAAAGACGAAGTCTAAGAATCCGCGGCGCGACACCATAGGCAAGTTGCTCGCGCACATCGGCAAATCGGAAGCGGACCTGGCTCAAAATCCGCCGGTTGCGCCCAAAGCAGGGGGGAGGGTCAGCCAACTAGTAACATGCGACGCTGGGACGATCGACGATAGCACCGTCGACATCATCTCGCTTGACCTTACGCTATCGATGGGACCGGGCACGGTCATCGAAGAGTTCGTTGAGGATGAACCGGTCAAGATGGACTTGGGCTTCGTTCAGGCGATCACCCGTACGCCGTCTGACCGGCTTCGCCTTGTAAAAGGAGTCGGCGACAGCATGGAGCCGACGCTGCGATCGCACGACCGCATCATGGTCGACATCAACGATCGCCAGCTTACGCGGATCAATGGCATTTATTGGATCGACTATTGCGGTTCGCACGGGATCAAACGCCTTCGCCCGGCCGGTCAGGGGCGTGTGATGATCATCTCAGACAACCCCGCCGTTGAAAATTACGAGGTCGGCGCGGACGAGCTGCGGATTGAAGGGCGGGTAATCTGGTTCGCGAGGGAGCTCTAGTGACAGAGGATGACGACCCATTCCCCAATTGGAATTTGCCAGCAACAAAAGGCGATGTGATCAGGTCTATGATTTGGACAAGATCTTTAGTCCGAAGCCTTTACGGAATTATTGTGGCGCAGAAATCAGGCGATATAGAGGAATTTAGAAAAGCTTTCGCTGCGTTCGAGAAAGAGAATGACGAATTTACTGGGACGCTCGATTCAATATCCGGAAGAATACGGTGATGACCGACAACGTCTCTCAGATGGATGCATACCGCAAACTGCAAAGCCGCAACCTGCCGTCGGAACCTGAGCTACCCTTGTATGGCGGGGGCGGAGGTGGCACATCTGGCGGTATGGACCTGATGGACGCCAAGATTTCCGCATCCGAAGCGCGCACCGACACCAAGTTCGCTGAGCTTCGGGGCGACCTCAAGAGTTTTGCGACTAAGGGAACGGTCTGGACAGCGGTAGGCACGGCGTTAGGTATAATGCTAGCGGTAGCGGCCTTGGCCGGTAATCGCTTCGATGCGGGTATGACTATCCGCTCAACCGTTGAAGCGGTGACCGCAGACCAGCGTCGTCGTGACTCCGCTCAGGATGCTAAGCTGGACGAGATATTGAAACGTCTGCCAGCGCAAAAGCCCACTTCGACTACGTCCCCTTCGTCTCTGTAATTGACGTTACGATAGCACGGAAGCGCTTGTGAAACTGGCGTTGGATCTGGGCGTTTTGCCGGTGTATGCAGCAGATATCGTTAGCAATTGTAGGCGTTCAGCACCCCAATAAGCGCGGCCCATCTCGGCGCTTCGATCTGGCCCTCTGTCGCCCAGGCGACCCCCTAGAACTTCGCCCCGAGCCTTCGAATCCGCACGATCCGAGAGCAATCGCCGTGTTCAGCGAACGCGACGTACAGCTCGGGTATATCAGCGCTGAGCGTGCCTCGCTCATTGGTAAGCGGATACGGGATGGTGGCGTGGTTGCAGTGTTCCAAGAAGCAACGCATTGGGGAGCGATCGCGCGCGTGGCGTTTGATGGCCAAGCGCCAGCCTTGCCAGCTGCGCGCATACCCTTCGGAGGCATTCCTGACTTCTACCCTGACGATATCTACCCAGAGGATTAACGTAAGAAATATCCGACTTTTGCGTTGACTAGTAGGAGAAATCCGACTAAGTATATTCCATCAGCCGCACTGACGCGGCGATGGAGATCGACGTGGCATCGCTACCACCCGAAATTACCGAAGAGACCGCGGAGCCGATCGCGTGGGCAGGGGGCAATTGCCCGGTCCCGGCGAACACGCTGGTTCAAGTCCAGTGCGTCTTCGAAACCGAGTTTGATCACAGCCAGCCTGCGCGGAAGGCCTCGGCCTGGGACAAGGCGCGTCGCTGGAACCGCGATCACGGTGATGAGTGCGGGATCACGCACTATGTGATCGTCTCAGGTGACGCGGCATGAACGCGCCACAGCACTCCGCCCAGTTCACTCGTCGACTGCCCACCGTCGTTGAACTCGAACAGACGGTCGAGGCCACTCGCGCCGTTGCCAATCGTCCTGAGCCATTGTGGCTTTCGGCTACGCTGACGCTCGGTGTCGGGATCGTGTTTGTCGCGTTGGTCGTCGCGCGAGCGTGGCTCGGCTGATGCGCGTCGATATCCGCCCGCGCCAGCGCAACAGCTACAAGGCTGACGCCGACCGCCGCTTCCCAACGCACCTCGCCTGGTTGCGCAAGCGTCCGTGCTTGCTCGCCGGTCGCGCGGGACACGTCTGCGAAGGCGTGATGGAGGCCTCGCACTCCGACGCCGACGGCATGAAAGGCGTTTCGCTCAAGTCGCCCGACTATCATGCTGTGCCGCTCTGCTCGGGTGCGCACCGCGAGAAGGACAGCATCGGTCTGCGCACCTGGCAGGCCAAGTATGCCGTCGATCATTTCGAGGCGGGCAGGGCGTACGGTAAGGCATCGCCGCACCGCGCGCGCTGGGCGCATGTCGAGGGCGCGCCGCGGTGATGCGCGATCCGGATCTCGATCTGGCAATCGCCGAGCTGCGTCCAGTCTTCGCCAAGATGCGGGCTGAGCGAGCGAAGCTTCGTCACGAGAAGGTTCGCAACAACCTAAACACGCAGGCGGCAGTGTCGTCGTACGTTCGCGAGCTCGCATCAGAGATCGGGCTCCGCGCCGACCGGATCGGGCTCGATTACGACGCTTTCATCGCGATCCTTGCGACCGACGCAGCCGAGATCAAGCGGTCGCGGATCAACCGCAAGCCGTCCGCCCGCCAGATGACGGTCGCACTCGAAGCGCAACGCAAGGGGTGCGCGGAGCATGTCCGCGTAACCATGGCCGCGCTCGCCCGCGCCGACGCCGATCATCGCGAGGCCGTCCGCCTCGACGCCGCCGCGCGCGAAGCGTGCCGCGCCTACACGGGATATTCCAACTGATGGCCGACACCCCAGAGCCACCGGCGCTGACCGGGCTGGAGGTCAAGATTGCCCTGCAGTCTTGGCCCAAGGTCCGCCCGTCGTATCACGACGTCTGGCAAGGCCGGAAGGTTGAGGGTTCCCCCTGGACCTTGGAACAGATCGCCACGCTCGAGAAGCGCAAGCCAGGCAGCAGCGAGAAGCGGGTGTGGTCGTACGAAGTGCCGCTGCTGATGCCCCGCGCCGATGACCCGTGGGCGCCCTACCGCACCATCTACCTCCGTTGCCCGCTGATCGTGAAATCTCGCGATGGCCGGCGTGTCAAAATCATCACGCCCTCGGGCGAGATCAAATGGACGGACGCCAAGATATGAGCGCTTATCGCAAAGTGGAGGTGGCGACTGGCCACTTCCTGCCCCTTCGCCGCCTCACGACCGTGCCGCCGCGCAACGGCAAGGTGCTATGCCGCCACCGCAACCGTCATCGCCCTCCGTTCGAGATCGAGCAGGATCTCTGGGACGCCGCCACGCCGCATACGCCCGACTTGGGCCCGGTCCGTATGCGGGGTGCGCTGTGAGCGGCCGCTACATGTCGCCGGCTGGTCAGCGCTTCGTGCGCAATGACCGCCAGCACGTCGCCCGCGTGCTCGACGAGCGCGATCGCTTGGACCGCATTGATCCGCTCTGGGTACGCAAGCGTCTCGACCAGCTGCGCGCCGCGCGCGGGGCGGTGCGGCATGCTTGACACCGTGATCTTACCAACAGTTTCCAAGCGTCGTCCGGAGGTTTTCGACCTCTACTTTGAGGTCCTTCCATTCGAGGTTCGTTGGCGCCCGCGATATAAGAATAAATGCGCCCTCAAGATGAAGTTCGGCGCTGGTGATGTCGCCACGTTTCAGCGCTCGTATGGCTTTAGAAATCTGATCTTTGGCCAATTCCTGGCGGTCGGCGGTGCTGAAAAAGTCGATCATGCGAAGGAGCAGTTCGGGTGCGAGACTGCGCTTCTCCGCATCAGAGCGGCATCGGACCCACTCCATCACACTGTCTCTGAGCTCCCAATAACCCGAAACCGTCATGGCCTGTCGCCCTGTTCCGCAAAATTTGCTGTCGCCAACCTCGCTATCAGGAAACCGCTAACTCTAAGCTTAACGACGTTTCTGCCGCGAGACGCCGAAGTCGGTGCTAGCCCATACGTGCGCAACGCTACTGAATTCTCGCTTCTGCCCCGGCGGGGCAGCGGGATGGACTTACATCAGACATTCTTCCGTCCCGCACCGACCGTTGCGCTGTCCCTCGTCGACAAGCGCTTGCAGTTTGCCGGGCATCTCTCGCACCAGGGTTTCCCACTCGGTTGCCGTTCGGCTCTCCCGGCCCCCTCCGAGGGTCTCGTAACTGACGTGCGCGCGAAGACGTTGTGTCGAACTGAAAACGTCGAACTCAACGCCTGCCATTCGCGCCTTCGGTCGGCTGGCGTCGACCGTGTATCCCATCATGGCTCAGTTCCTCCCCGTCGCCCTGCAGGGATAGTGCGCGCCGCTACTCTTGGGTTCAAGGGATCATCCAGTCTCGTTCGCTCCTCAATTAGTGGGAGGCTGCCGGCGATCCCTGCACTGAGGGGGTCGACGAAGTGACCGACCTTTCGACCATCGATTTCGCCGCCGCAGCACCGATCATCAAGCGCTTCGCTAAGGTCGCCGAAGCTTTGGGGCAGGCCGCCGGTGTCGGCGCCATGGAAACGGCCGGAAGCTTCGTCTCCTACCTTGCCGAACATCCGGAGGACATCGAGCCGCTGCTCAGGTTCGGCGCGTCCGAACTGCCTGAGGACTGGATCCACTACGGTTGCCTGACCTGGTTGGGTGCCGACGGCAAGCTCCACCACCCCGCGGAGGTCCGCCGCATCGTCGGCGCGCCCGAGACCCCCGTCTATTTCCGGCATGCCCCGCGCACCGCCGTCCCTCATCGTGGAGACGCGAAGTGATCACCAAAGCCTTGATCTTGAGCCATGCGGCTGCTGTCGGCCTGACCTGCACAGCCGTCGAAGTGGTGCCGCCTGCGTATAACGCAGCCAAAGCGCGGTTCGTGAAGCCCGCCGAACATCGCCGGTCCGCGACGGAGCCGAATACGCACCGCAAGGCCACCGCCGTTCCGGTCTGCCCGCCAGCGGGGATCGCCACTCTCGGCTCTCTCCCTGACCTGTCGCGCCCACTGGTTGCGATGGACAGCGACTTTGAGGACGCGGTCCTGTCCGGCTCGACGATGCAGAGCGCCGCGCGATCGCCGTGGGGTGGTGCTGTCCAAGCATCTGCGATCGGATTCGTCCGGCCGGGCGGGGCAGGCGGGGTCGGTACCGTTCCGCCCGCCGCCGGGACCCCAGGCGCGACGCCGACCGACGAAGCGCCGGTGTCCGCTTTGCCTGAGCCCAAGTCGTGGCTCTTCATGATCGCAGGGGTGATGCTCATCGGGGCAGTGCTGCGCCGCCGCCGTGCAACCGCCGCTCTGGGTGCCGTCGCATGAACGACGCCCTCACCGAGCAGGTCATGCATGTCTTTAGCCGGTTCGATCCGCCTGGATTGTGGGAGAGCGAGCCTCGGTCGAGCAGGTCCGTGATGAAGGGGGCAGGGGAACGATGAAAACGCTCTCGCGCAGCGATCTCTCCGGCATGGAGTGCACCGCCACCTTCTCTGACGATGAGGCTCACCGCTATAGCCTCTCGTGGATCTGGGACCGGGCGCTGCCGCCGCTCGTCGTCTGCATGCTGAACCCGTCGACCGCAACGCACGAAGAGCTCGATCCGACGATCGCTGGCCTCGTTAAGCGGGCACGCGCCTGGGCGTATGGCGGCGTCGTCGTGGTCAACCTCTTCGCGCTCCGCGCCACCGATCCGCGCGTGATGAAGCTGCATCCCGAGCCAATTGGACCGGAGAACGACGAAGCGATCCGGCTTGCGGCGCTGACCTCGGTCGAGCGGAAAGTAGCGCTCGTCGCGGCATGGGGCGCGCATGGGCGACACCTCGATCGCGAGCGCGCCGTGCTAACGTTGCTTACCGCCACCGGCGCCCGCGTCACAGCCTTCCAGATCAACGCGGACGGAACGCCGAAGCACCCGCTTTACGTGGGGCACGATATCATCCCTGAACCTTGGAATGCAGAATGACCCGCGCTCTTGCCGCGCTGCCTGATTGGCCCGCCGCGCTGACCGAATCTGAGGCGCTCGAATACACCCGCGTCAGCGTCGCTCAGATCAAGGAGTGGCGCGACCGCGGCACGGTGCGTTTCGTACCGCGCGGACGCAATGGCGCGGCGATAGCGCGACGCTCCGACCTAGACGCGGCAATGGCGGCGATGTTCGAGAGCGGCTCGGCCACCGGCACGGACGGATGGTTCGACTAATGGCACTCGATCGTCTTCCGGCCTACGTCCGCAAGCTCCGCAATGCGGCCGGTGAGCCCGTCTATTACTGGGAACTGCCCGCATGGGCGCGCCCGGTGAAGGACGAGAAGACCGGGGCAATGGTGCCCGCAATGCGCAACGGCAAGCCGATGCTCCTTGCCTCGGAAAAGCTCGGCTCGGATCTGGCCGAGGTGCATCGCAAAGCGCAGTTGCTGAACGCAGCGCTGACCGACTGGCGCAAGGGCGCGGAAGGGGCTTCGATGGTCCCGGGAAGCGTTGAGTGGCTGTTCCAATGGTACCGCAAGCAGGCGCGCTTCACGTCAAAGAAGGCGAAGACCCGTGCGGATTACGGCAAGCTGATGGATATGCTTGCCGCGCGCGAGACGAAGAAGGGCGCGCCGCCGTTCGGCAAGCGCCGGGCCGCCGACGTTGATGCCGCCGCTGCCGACCGGCTGTACGAAATGCTGCGCGCGGATACCGGGCCGCGCCAGGCGAGCTATGCCATGCAGGTCTGCCGCCTGGTTTGGTCGTGGGCGACGCGACATTACAAGGTGACGGGGGTCAAGGAGAACCCGTTCATGGGAATGGGGCTCACGAGCACTGCCGCCAAGGGCAACCGGGCGACGTCGCGCGCCGAATACACAGCCTACCGTGCGAAGGCCGTCGAGATGGGCTTCCAGTCGATGGCAACCGCCGCCGCGCTGTGCTTCGAGGGATGCCAGCGGGTGTCCGATGCCTTTGGCTATGTCGATCCGGACGCGCCGGACCGCGCCGCCATCGTTTGGGAAGGCTACCAGCCCGGGGTCGAGATCACGCTCGTTCAGTCCAAGACCGGCAACCCCGTGACGCTGCCGCTATTCGAAGAGGTTCCGGGCGAGGGCGGAGGCGTCGAGCGCGTGCCGCTCTATCCTGAACTCGAGGAAGAGCTCGCGCGGTCGCGCGAAGCGACGAGGTCCGCGACCGGCCCGATCGTTGTCGAAGAGCGCAGCGGCAACCGCTACGTCGAGCGGCGCATGTCGAACGTCCATCGCAGGATCTGCGACGCTGCCGGGTTGCCCAAGGACATGACCTTCACCGGCTTTCGGCATGGCGGCATCACCGAGATTGGCGACGCAGGCGAAGACGACGTGCGGCCTGTTTCCGGTCACAAGACGCTCGCTGTCACCCGGATCTACAACAAGGCGAACGCCGAAAAGGCGCGTCGAATCGCTGGCGCAAGACGCCGCCATATCGCCGCGATCGGCGCTCTGGACGAAGCGAGAACGAAATGA